ACGTACTGTTTTGCAACGTAAACTTTCTCACGGCTAAGTTTCGCTACAATCGAACGAACGGTTTTACCCATTGCCTGAGCGATTTGCTCGACGGCAACCCCTGCCTGATAATCTGCTATAATCTTAGCAGTTTGCTCAGGCGTATAGTTAACGGCTTTTTCTGCCATGCTATAACTCCTAGAACTGTCGCAGATTCGACCCCATGTCCCCTGCAACAGAATCTATTATACGCCCTTTTGCCTGGTAGATTGTCGCTAGGGCGACAATTGGCCTACCATTCGTCAGATGGATAGGCGGCAACCCAACCCGACCAGCGGCAGACACCATCCGACGAACGGCACCACCAAGGCCTTGACACGCGCACAATAATTATGATATAATTATATCATAATTTTGGCGCCATCGCTCTAAATTCTATAACCTAGAGCGATATAGCAAAAAATATAGCGGCTAGTGCCGCTGTAATTTTTATAACGTCCTCACAATTGGTTCGTTTTTATTTATATAATATTCATGGGTTGCGCTCGGTGGCAAGCCATACTCTAGCATCATGCGCCGCCAATCAGGGCCGTGCCAAAAGTCGGTTGGGTCTTCGCCATTAATTATATAATCTGCAACATGGATTAGCTCATGCGGTACAATAACGCAAAGCATCTCAGCTTTATAACGGTTAAAAAACTTGCTAGCAAATTCTACCTCATGCACCTCGCAGTGCGCTAAACCCGCAGTGCGATACATGCGATTGCTAATTCTAACCTTTGGAACGCTATGCTTTTTTAGTTGGGGCCACAATTCTTGCATAGCAGTCCAGTGTAGAGTAACAGCGGCTGTTACAACTTTTATCAACGAATCGGCCATAATTTATACCTCGCAATAATTGTTACAAGAAACAGATTGGCAATATAGTTTGCTATAAGAATCATATCGCCCTTGGGCACGATATAGATTGTCATGGAAACCATACCAGTCCACCACATCGCTATAAAACCTAGTGTTAGCCCGTCTGAATTTTTAGAACGATAGGATTCGATTGCTTGGGGCAGGGCCGAAGCCCCAAGCAGTATAGAACCTAGAACGCCGAATGCTTCAAACATTATAATGATCCTTTACCTGAAACTTTTTCCAGTCATAGGGCTCGATGCGATCGCGCCAACCTTTAGAACGTACAATTTTTTGTAGGATTGGAATCTCAAAATCGCGTGCATCCTCAAGTGCAGTGTGCGGTTCAGTGATAAGATTACCAGTTACAAAACCTGCAACAGTCTCGGCATCAGTCTTGAATGTCATATTACCTTTATCGGTCGCATTATTAAAACGATGATTGTCGAGCACAAAACGCTTATACTTTTTGGAACGGCAGATATTGCCTACAGCGGCTTGCCAAAGGCAAAAGCGGCTAGTGAAACTATCTAGAACGATACCAGAGTTAGCACATTTGCTAGCGTCAAAGGCGAGATTGTATGCTGTAAGTATTGGATCATAAGTACCGATACATTTATTGATCCAGTTATTTATAGCAGTTACCGACGCAAGCATACGTGTACCAGAATCTAGCATGTTCTGATAATTAGCACGACGACGCTCTAGATTAGCGTTAGACCAAAAACCGTTATTGTTTTTGTCATGGAACAGTGTAGCAGGGTCATAGAACTCACGAACTAGAACGCTACAACTATTGTAAATCTTGCCGTGACGATCGCACACAACGATTGCAAAATCCATAACGGTATCGTTAAGGGTCGTTTCAGTATCTAGAACAGCGAAGTATTGACGTTTCATAATTTATAACCTTGTTGTGTGACAGAACCCCTAGTATACCACAAAATCCGCGCCTGAGCCAGTTTTTGCTGCCGTCCGTCGGCTAGCCCCCACCGCACATCCGACCGACCAGCGGTTGCCAGGAGCCGACGAACGGTCGCCGCAGGCCTTGACACGGCCGCAAAAATTATGGTATAATTTTTGGCGCCATGGCTATAAATTTTATAATCTATAGCCATAACGTGGAAAAGTGTTCCACGTGAAACCTAAACTTTGTGCAAACTATCCCAAATTGCAAGATTACGCTGTGCCATTTTTTGGTACAATTCAGCGCCTACCAAGTGGCCGCGACTAATATCATTTCTAGAACATTGTAAATATCGTTCTGCATTTTCTAACAACATGCGGCTAGCAAGTTTGTGCCAAAACGTAGAACGGTTGGCTAGGTCTTTCCAATATTGCTCGCTCATACTAATTCCTCAGGTAAACTGTTATATTCCTTATAAAGGCTGTCGTACATTCTAGTAACCCAACCTATATCGTGCCAATCGCTAACTGTTCCAAAATCTGGACGATAGCCGTATATATCAAAATACAAGTCACAAAATTTGTCCTGCATTGCCCAAAGTTGCATAGCCGTTACATTTTTCATATCAATGTCCTTGTTTGCTTGGAACATAAACACCCCTAATATTAAAGTAATCACAAACCGCTTTAAGATATGCTACATTATCCTCATAAAATACAGCGTCATTAAAAGTATAGCCTAAGTTGCTATACAATTTGAAAATTTTACGCAAGCCCTCAATCTTGAGGGTAGCACCCGAACGGTTATCATTTTCATTACGGCTAACGATATGATCGGGAGTGCCTAGTCTGCTATAAATAAATGCACGATCAGGGTTCCGCAAAATACGGGCAGTAGCAATAACGACAATACAGTTGGGATCATCGAGATCGTTTTTATATTGTTCTGCAAGTGGTAACAGTGAATCCTCAAGTGCGCGATATTCATTAGCACGCCAGTAGTCGAGATCAATGCGCTCAATACCGTTATCAACAATGGTACGATACCTGTGCATACTGCAAACGATTGTGCCATCCATGTCATAGATTGCTATCCTTTTCATAATCTATATCCTTATAAAGTCTATAATGTTGTAGGGTTTAACTTGTCTGCCCTTGCCCTATCGGCCCTATCCGAGGGTAGGCGGGGGTTACTAGCCGCCTAGAGTCATGCCCTACAACAGAAACAAGTATACCTGAATTTTTGAGGTCAAATGTCGCCCAAGCGACAATTGCCTACCATCTATACCCCACAGCCCACCACACATCAGCCGACCAGCGGTCGATCCTACCCGACAAGCGGCGGTCCTGGGGCTTGACACGCCTGCAAATTATATGCTATAATTTGGCGCCTGCGCTATAAAAAATATAGCGCTATATTTTTTGCGTGTGCTACTGTTTCACGTGAAACAGTAGCGTGCAAGGAATGTTATCATAAACATAACGTACAGCCACAGGGCCAGGGTAAGTGTTCTCATTCTTGCATCGATCCAGTAAGTGTATTGTAGTGTTTATTATAGCTAGGCCCAGTGAGCTTGCGGCCTAATATTCTATTTTTTATAAGCCACATAAAACCTTTGTAATCGGTAGGTACAATAAAAAACTGTAACGGTTCCTCAACGGCAACCTCAGCACGACGATTGAACGCTATAACTTTTGGTTCGGTGGCAAGTGCTACATTTTTCATAACATTTATATAGGGGCTTGCGCCCCTATATCCTAGTTAGCAGAGTTACGGATAAAATCCGAGATCGCACGTAATGCGCTCTTGTTAGCCTTAGTGAGAGATTCTATATCGTTCTCGCTGAGCTTGAGAGCCGCACCGATGAAGTCGGCGTGAACATCCTTTTTGATGGGAGTCTCACCGCTTTTAGTTTTATATTCTTTAGCGATATAAACCTTTTCACGGCTGAGCTTCGCTACAATTGAGCGAACAGTCTTGCCCATAGTCTGGGCAATCTGCTCAACCGTAACACCGGCCTGATAGTCGGCCACAATCTGAGCAGTCTGCTCAGGGCTATAGTTCGGGGCTTTGGCTGTTGCCATTTTTGCTACTCCGTAGTGGTTGAAAGAAACTCTAGTATAGGCCCATCAAGTAGCAGTAGCAAGTGCCGTTGGTCAGCCGATAAGCGGTAGTTGACAAACTATTGGGTATATACTATACTAGGGCGGTTATTAGACTGTTATCTAAATTATAGCGGTGGGGCCCACCCACACGCGTACCTCAAGGAAATTTTTCGAAAAGCCCAAGGTGCCAATCTGACCCTAAACCGTATACCCCAAACCCTAAACCGTATACCCCAAACCCTACTCAATACCCCAAACCCACCCAACCTACCAAAAAATTTTCAACTTGCAAAAAGCCCAGCACTAGTGCTATACTCATAAAAATTGGAGTAACCATGACTACACATCTACCAGCAGAAACACTCAAAATCTCACCAGAGGCACTAGAAATAGCCAACTGCTACCTGCAGGTGCAAGACGCCCGCGAAGTAGCACATCAACTTGACATAGACCCTGAACTGGTAACAACCACACTAGCCCGTCGCGAGGTACGCAACTATATAGACCACGTATTTTTTGATACCGGCTACAACAACCGCTTTCTCATGCGCCGCGCTATGGATGCACTGATCAAGCAAAAGTTTAGTGAGATGGAGGAGTCGGGTGTTGGTAGTTCAAAAGACATTGCAGAACTCTTAGCCTTATCGCATAAAATGAGCATGGATTTGTTAGACCGCGAGATACAGCTAGAAAAGGCCCGGCAAGGTCAGGCTGGACCGCAACGGCAGGTAAATGTGCAAATTAATGAGGGCGATGGATCAAAGTATGGTCAGCTTATACACAAATTGATTAGCGGTGAGGGCGTTTAATGCTAGTAGTTTCCCGACCCGATGTAGACTGTGATTATATTACGGATTTTGATCCCAGCCGCAGATTTATTAAACTGCCTATAGATAACTACCTTAGATTGCTCGGTATCTACGACACAATCAACCGTCCACAAATAGCACTAATCAATAGTGTGAATAGTCCGCAGTACAGGTTCATCTGCGCTGCACTTGCACGCAGATTAGGCAAAACTTACATAGCCAATATTATTGGTCAACTAGTAACACTAGTACCCAACTGTAATGTATTAATTATATCACCTAACTATAATTTGAGTTCAATCTCGTTTGAACTACAGCGTAAATTGATCAAGCATTTTGACCTGGAGGTAGAGCGTGATAACCTTAAAGATAAGATTATTGAGCTGTCAAATGGATCTACTATCCGCATGGGATCTATTAGCACAGTGGATTCAACAGTAGGTCGCAGCTATGACTTGATTATATTTGATGAGGCCGCCCTCAGTGAGCGTGGTGAAGAAGCGTTTAATGTGCAGCTACGTCCTACACTAGATAAACCTAATGCTAAGGCAATATTTATTAGCACACCGCGTGGTCGTCAAAACTGGTTTTCAAGATTCTATCAACGTGGCTTTGACCCTAACTTTCCAGAGTGGTGTAGCCTGCAAGCTGATTATTCGGAGAATACTCGCATGGCTGAGTCGGATGTTGAAGAGGCCAGACGATCGATGCCCAAGTCAGAGTTTGAGCAGGAGTACATGGCCAGCTTTACCAGCTACCTAGGTCAAATCTACGAGGGATTTTTAGCTGAGTATATTATCGATGAACTTCCTAGTGAGATACGTGGCGAGTGCTTTGCTGGTTGTGATCCAGGTTATCGTGATGCTACAGCTTGGGTAAATATTGTTTATGATTATACCAGTGATTGTTACTATATAGTAGAAGACTACTGTGAATCAGAGCGTACTACAGCGCAGCACTGTGAGCATTTTCATAAGATGATTGAACGCTGGGGTGTTGAAGTAGTGTTTATAGATAGTGCTGCTGCACAATTTAGTGCTGACCTAGCCTACAATTATGATATAGCAACTACACGTGCTAAAAAAGATGTGCTACCTGGTATTGCCTATGTACAAACTCTAGTACAGCAAGGTAAACTGCGAGTACTTAAGTCGTGTACGCATGTACTAGACATGCTAGATATGTATAGATGGGATGATCGCGAGGGGCTGGCTCGTGAACGGCCAAAGCATGATAAGTATAGTCACATGGCTGATGCCCTTAGATATGCACTATACAGCTATGTAGTATAAGGTATCTCGCCAGGAGCTAATTTAAAACCACTACAACTTTTACGTTTACCATGTAACATCTTACAAAAATTAGTAGTAATTACATTGTGATCTATACAAAATTTACTTAAATTATCTATAGTATACATACAGCCATCAGGCCCAATAACTTTAGGATATATAATACCTTTAGATTTAGCATTTAATAATTCACTATGTAATTTTCCCGCCTCTTTATAAGTGTTTTTAGATCTTTTATTTTTAATACTAATTATCTCATTCCACAGTTCAGGGTGCTTTTGCTGTATCCAGCTATGATTTCTACCCTGATATATTTTTCTAATATTATCATATCCAATATTAGTTATTTCGGAAATCTGTTTTAAAGACAGTTGAGGGTTACACATTAGCTTAGCTGCTTGTAATATTTCAGCATTAGTATATTTTGAGGATCCACAATCTTCTCCAGATTTAGTTCCTCCAGCATACAACTGATTTGATTCATTAAAAGAATTAAATCCATTTTCTACACTATTAAAGATTTCAATAGCCATATTTTCATTATAATTTAATTCCTGGGCTGCACACTCTATCAATATTTCATATGTTGGAAATCCGTACAAAATATACGCATTTTGCAATTTATCAGATGCTTCGTTATTTTCTAAATTATTTATATGTGCCCTATACCGTCTTTCAATCTGTATACTTTGACCAACATATACTTTATCAGTACCAGTAAATCGTAATAAATAAATTCCTATAGTCATTAATTTCTCCTAAATTTTATCCTATAGATTTATTATACCAAAGCTTCTGGTCAAAATCAAATACAAATTTTAATTGCGGGTAAGTAAAATTTATCTATTGACAATTGTGTACCTTTTAGGCTATAATTATCAAAATTGTGGAATAATATTTTTATGGCAGTAAACACAAATAAACGCATTCCAATTAAGCATATTAGAGACAAAGCTAAAAGTGCATACGAAAAAAAGCCTCATTGCTATATTTGTAATGCTCAAAATGAACTAGAGTTACATCATCTGCACAGCCTAACATACCTATTAGAAGTCTGGGTTAAGCGTAAAGGCTATGATATTAGCAGCGATGAAAAGGTTCTGGCAATTCGTGATGAATTTATAGCAGAGCACCAGGTAGAAATATATGATTTAGTCTATACACTCTGTAATAGACATCATGTACAGCTGCATGGTATTTATGGCAAATCGCCAAGTCCTAGCTCTGTTACTAAACAACAACACTGGATTGAATTGCAGCGTAATAAACATTTATCGGGTGAAAGCGTATTTCGTGGCAGTAGCTATGGCTCCTATTTTGCAGAGTTCACAGGGGGCTTAAATGGCGTTAGAAAAGATTAGTAGTTGGATTCGTGAAAAATTAAATCCAGCTCAACAGCAAATACACTATGATGAAGGCGGTGATGTTAGTAGTTCAACACAAATACTAACACATCAAGCTGCTTTTAAGCACATAGACAGTGTAAATAGAAGCGTAAACATGGTAGTTAGTGCTTGCGCTAGCTTAGACTATGATATTAAAGATAAAGTACATGACGGAGTTACTGTTGGTGTTCGTCAAAAAACACTAAACACACTGCTTAACTTTCGTCCCAATCCCTATCAGTCAGCACAAGATTTTCGTCGTGAGATTTTTAAGGACTTGTTGTTAGAGGGTAATGCTTTTATACACTATGATGGTACCTTTATGTACCACTTGCCAGCGTATAATGTAGACATACAAACCGACCCTAAACTGTATATTCGTGGCTATCGTTACAGCGGCTCAGTAGAGTTTAAGGATAGTGAAGTATTTTACTTTAAAGATTTGTCAAGTGATAGTATTTATCGTGGAGCTAGTAGGCTAACAGCCTGTCAAGAAAATATAAATATCTTGTATAGCATGCAGGAGTTTCAGCAAAAGTTTTTTGACAACGGCACTGTATTTGGCCTAGTGCTTACCTCGGAAAATACCCTAAGTCCAGCAGCCAAGGAAAAAACACTGGTTTACTGGCAGCAGCGATATAATGCTAGATCGGGCGGCAAGCGACCTATTATCCTAGATAGCGGACTAAAGCCACATAAACTATCAGACCAAACTTTTAGCGACCTAGACTTTGATCAAGCAATAAAAACGCACAGTGAGCGTATAATGACAGCTGTAGGCGTACCGCCTATATTGCTGCAAGGTGGCAATAATGCTAACATAAGTCCTAATCTTAGGCTGTTCTACCTAGAAACAATACTACCACTAACCAGACTGTATATTAGTGCCATAGAGCGATACTTTGGTTATGATGTGGAAGCAATAACCAGCAGCGTTAGTGCGCTGCAGCCTGAACTCAAAGACATAGCAAGCTATCATGCTAGCCTAGTAAACGGCGGCATTATCACACCAAATGAAGCACGAGTAGAATTACGGTATCCCAAACTTGATGGTCAGGATACAATTAGAATCCCTGCTAATATAGCAGGTTCAGCAGCCAATCCGTCGCAGGGCGGTAGGCCACAAGCAGCTAAGGAGTAGTATGGACGTTAAAAATAAAGTTATTTACTTTAATTCCAGGTTTACTACCAAAGCGGCCGACGAGGAGTCTGATGGTATAACCATTGAAGGTTATGCGTCCACTAATGACGTTGACAGAGTAGGCGATGTAGTACCTACTAGTGTTTGGGAAAAGGGTTTAAAGAATTATCTTAAAAATCCTATTATCCTAGCATACCACAATCATCAGATGCCTGTAGGTAAAATGGTTGAACACCGTGTAGATGAGCGGGGACTGTGGATCAAAGCCACTATCTCGGATGCTGCAGACAATGTGTATAAACTAGTTAAAAAGGGAATCCTAAGTGCCTTTAGTATTGGGTTTAGGGTCAAGGATGCCGAGTATAACAACGCCGCAGAAGTATTTTTAATCAAAGACCTAGAATTACATGAAATTAGTGTGGTTAGTATTCCTGCTAATCAAAACACGCTTTTTAGTCTATCCAAAGCATTTGACAGTGCAGAGGAATTTGAGTTATTTAAACAGCAATTTGCAGTTAGTGATCAATCAGCTAAAGGGCTTGATAATCACGCCGTAGCAAATAGCGCAAACGAGAGGAAATGGAACATGGATCCAAAAGAACTAGAACTTATGTTAGCTAAAGCTACAGCAAGTGCTGCTGAGCAAGCTGCCAAAGCTGTTGTAGAAGCACAAGCTAAAGCACTGGCCGAAAAAGCTGCTCAAGAAAAAGCAGAAGCCGAGCTACAAGCAAAAATCAAAGCTGCTGTTGCCTCAGTGCAAACAGTTGACACAGGTGCAGAGCGCCTACTAGCCGACGTTGAAAAGCGTCTTAGCGAGCAAGCCGAAGCACATAAGAGTGCACTAGAAGGCCTAGAAGCTACATTACGCGAAAAAGCTGCTGAACTAGAAGCAGTTCAAAAGAGTCGTATGCAGTTTACTGACAAGCGTGATGGCGAAGGTGCCACATATGCAGAAAAAGAAGCCGCAGTGTTTATTAGCAAAATTACTAATAAGCCTATTGAAGAAACCAAGTACGCTAAAAGTCTAGTACAAAAGTACGCTAGTGCTGGTACAGCAGGTGCGGCTGGATCAGGCGGCGGTGCAGGTGGTGCTATTCGCTTACCAGGTCAAACTTGGGAAACCGAAGTTAGCACAAACATGGAAAACGAAATTCGCCGTCAACTAGTAGTTGCTGGTACAATTCGTCAAATTGCCATGACACAGCCATTTATGAAGCTGCCAATTAACCCAGATGCTGGTGCTGATGCAACTTGGGTTACAAATGCACAGTTTGGTGGATCAAACAGCAGCGGTTCACCAGTTACACATGCGCTAAAAGACATTGAAATCAGCAGTGCAAAACTAGCTACCAAAGAGTACATTGCCTTTGAAGAAGAGGAAGATGGACTTATTGCACTAGTGCCACTTATTCGCGATGCGATCACACGTCGTATGGCTAAGACACTAGACAAGTCAATGCTGCTAGGTAATGATGTTGGTGCTACAACATATGCAGCTGGTATCAATGGCCTAGCATATTATGATGATAGCGCTAGTAGCAGCCCAACAGTTGCTGTTGGTGGTAAACTAACGTTTCAAAAATTCTTAGATGCACGTCGTGCACTAGGTGTTTGGGGACTAGAACCCAGCGAACTAATCATGTTCGTTAGCCAAGCAGCTTACTATGACTTACTAGAAGATAATACTTTCCAAAGCACAGATAAAATCAGTGAGTCACGTAATACATTAATTACCGGCCAAATTGGATTACTAACACAAACTCCAGTAGTTGTTACCGCACAGATGACTGGCGTAGCAGCTAATGATGCACTAGCAGTGCTAGTTAATCCACGTAACTTCGTAGTTGGTAATCATCGCGCTATGCGTATCGACACAGACGATGAAGTAATTAACCAGCGTCGTGTTATTGTTGCAAGTATGCGTGTTGCCATGAGTCGCCTAACAAGCAACGAAGGTAGCGGTGTTGTAACAATTCGTTACGTTTAATTTTAGTTTAAGCAGAACTCGCAAGAGTTCTGCTTTTAAAAGTTTAGTAAATTAGGCTTTTAAAAGCAGAACTTGTTCTTAAGGATAAATAAATGGCTGACCTAATTACAAGAGCAGACTTTAAAAAGTATTTGGGACTTACCACCAATAACAGAGATGCTGAAATTGATTTGCTAATACCTAAAATTAGTCAGCTAATTAAAACTTATTGTCGCAGAACTTTTGTAGACTACTACGATGAATTAAAAACTGAAGTTCACAGTGGCGGACTAGCAGCAATCGTCCTAGAAGAAACACCTGTAGTAAGTGTAGATACTTTTAGTCTAAGCACAGATTATGGCCAAACTTACACGCCGCTAGTAGAATTTACAGACTATGTAGTAGACGGCTATAAAATAGTTTCACTAAATCCCTATGGCTTTCGTGAATATATACGCGGCTATGAAGTAAGCTACTTTGCAGGATATGAGTCAACACCAGAAGACCTACAGCTAGCAGCATTTGACCTGCTAGAGTACTACATGAAAAATAATAGTGCAGTGCACGTTAATCGCGATGTAACACCTAATGTTACACAAATACAATATGTAGCTACTACAAACCTTCCAGCACATATTAAGCGTGTACTAGATCAGTATATAGCGGATTATGCCTAATGAGTATAGCTGAGTTTTCTCCAGTACTACGTGCACGTATAATTGAAATTTACAGTGACAAGTCTAATAAGGTAGACTTAGCTAGTTTCAAAAAAGTAACTAGAAAAGAGCTATTTAAGAAAGCTCCAGATACAAAAGATATTAGAAGTAAATTTCAAAGTAAAGATTACCACACTTCTAGCTTAACCCTAGAAGGTTTTACTGCACTAAATAAAAAATTAGTAGATAAACTACAGGATGATAAAACTAAGGAAGTAGTAGCTAATTTATTAAATAATAGTAACTTTTTTAGTACTTTTGTAGCATATATAGAGCAAACAGAAACACTACAAGAGTATGGCAGCGGAGATTTTAGGCTGGAAAGGGTACCAGAGAAAAAGCTACGAGACTATTTTATAGAATTTATTAGTACTAGTATACCTGGACTACCTGCTGCAACACTACAAGTAATCAAAGATAACGTAGAAAGCGGTCACCTAGCAGGTATATTTTTCCTAAAAACCAAAGTAGCACTAGGCATACAAAGTCGATTTAGTGAGTCCGTTACAGCTACATACAGAGATTTTACAATTTCATTGCCTGGATTAAACGATGGTCCCGCTATACGAGCACTAGACAGCGTACTTAAGGCACTTTTAGATGCTGATTTTTTAACCAGTAACTTAATTACTGAATCACAGGTGTTTATAGATGCAGTTAAAAATGTGCTTGGAGATAATCCTAGCTTAATTACTGAACTACAGTTTAAAGAAGATAATAAAAAGGCAGGCGATCTATTACAACAGTCTGGTCGTCAGTTGAACAACTTAATAAAAGCAGTTAGTGCCAGCGAGGAATCGGCCGCTGAAGCGGCAATTGCCAACTTAATAGTAAGTTTAAAGCCAGTTGTGCAAGAAATACTATTAAAAGCTGAAGAATTAAAAGCACCACTCAGTGAACAAGGTTTATACGATCCAATAGTTAAAAATGCTAAATTTTTAGCAGAAGAATTAATAGAAACTCCTGGATCTATAACTATAAAGGATGGGATTGGCAAACATATAGCCGAGGTTATAAAAACCGGCAAGCCTACAACCGGCCAAAAAGTCAGAATTAAGCCAAAACCTATAAAACAACAGCACAAAGAACTCTTAGATATTAGTGGTCCTGTGCAAGAATTTAAAAAAGCAGCAGAAAAAATAAAGAAAACCTTAAACCAAGTAAAAACTGCTGCTAATATTAGAGTAGTGGCTTCTAAAATAAAAGCCAAGGAAACTTCTTTAACCTTTTTGCAAAATTTACTTAACAGCAATTTAGTACAAACTGTTAAGCAAAACATGGGTGCTGGCGGTCGTCGCGATGTACTTAATCTTCGCAGCGGTAGATTTGCAGAAAGTGTGCGTGTAGAACGACTAACACAAGGCAGACAGGGTATGATTACAGCATACTATAACTATATGCGTAACCCATATGCTACTTTTAGTCAAGGTGGTAAACAAGAGTCACCGCGTAGTAGAGACCCTAAACTGCTAATAAGCAAAAGTATACGTGAAATAGCAGCACAGGCCAAAATAACACGATTAAGGGCCGTATTAGTATGAGTAGAAGAAGCAGCATAGTCAGCGCCCTTAGTGATACTATTAGAATAGCTATAGACGGCACTAGTCCCTATGTTACTAACTTGCAAAATCAGTGTTTTGCCAAGCTAAAGTTTTGGGACGAAATAAATGATTTTCCTAGCGTATACCTAAGTCCTGGTACTGAATTGCGCGAATACCATCCAGGCGGCTTTGCCTGGGGCATGCTTGGTGTATGTGTAAAAGTTTACTGCAAAAGTGAAGATACTGCACAAGAGCAACTAGAACAACTATTAACTGACCTAGAAAATTGCATAGATGCAAACCGTAGGTTAGTATATGATGCAACAAATGGTTATGAAACAACAGAGATATTAATAGACTCAATAACTACGGACGAGGGCCTACTAGCTCCCTATGCAGTTGGAGAGATTAACTTACAAGTCAGATACCAGATTATGTAAGCAACCGTATTCGTAAAGGTCTAATACAGATAAAAGTCTAGTAATGACCGGCCGAATACCCATAAAAGGGAATAAATTATGAGTTTTAATTTACTTCGTAATAGTAGAGTTTTCTTTACTACTAATGTAGGAACTAGTGGTAATCAAATAGGAGTAGTACAGGCAACAGGTTTTACAAGTGGTAATACCAAAGAAATTCAGGTACTTGATGGCTTTGGATTTAGCCAGAATACCACTAGTGAAACTGTTACACTAAGCGAAACTGGTGCTGTACCTGTGCGTGGACAGCGTACCTTTAACACACAGTTAGATCCAGTTGACTTTAACATGACTACCTATATTCGTCCATTTAAGGACACTTCAGGTGGTGTAGTTACAAGCTTTAGCTGGGGAGCAACTACTGGTGCAGTTACAGCAGGCAGTGGTGCCAGCACAACATTGTTAGATGCATATCCTGCTAACATAGTAACTGCCAGTGCAGCAACACAGGCTTTTGCTGCTGATTTTGGACTAAATACTTTTGTATATGCTACATCAGCGCCTGCTG